ATGACCTTCCCAACCCAGGCGACAAAGGCGCGTAAAGCACGCCAGGCTGACTTCCTGGGCGCGCTGGCCACGGGTGCTGCCGTGAAGGACGCGGCAAAGTCAGCCGGCGTGCAGCCGCGCACGGTCTATAAGTGGCGCGACAAGGACCCTGTTTTTGCCGAAGAATGGCAGACGGCCCTCAGGACAAGCCTGACAGCCCTGGAGCGCGAAGCCGCGCGGCGGGCGCTTGAGGGCACCAAAAAGCCGGTCTACCGCGGCGGCGAGCTGGTGGGCCATGTCACCGAATATTCCGACCAAATGCTGATGTTCCTTCTCAAGCGCCACGGGGAGCGGACAGCGGGGGAAGGGACCCTTGAAGACCAGGTGAAGGGCGCCCGTGAAACATTATTCGAAAAATTCGCTTCTGCGCTTGAAGGCGGCGGAGCGGATAAAGCTTCTTGAAAGCCTGACAGACATTGAAGCCGCCGCGCTTCTGTATGACTGGCGCTTCTGGGCACGCGAAAGCCAACTGCCGCCTGTGGGCAACTGGGCCCACTGGCTGGTGCTGGCGGGGCGCGGCTTTGGCAAAACCCGCGCAGGCGCCGAATGGG